GTAGAAGGTCCTTTCTTTTTCTCTTCTTTTACTTCCTTAGTTGTTTTCTGAAGTGCCATAAGTTTATCAGCAACGTCACCGACGTGCTTAATCAACTGTCCAGCTACTTCATATGCTCTGGGGTGATCGCTACCTTGTGCTACATCTAAAGCACCATCGACTGCCTCCTGTCCTTTCTCTATGAGAGAGTATAGGTTTGACCTAGCATACTCATGATCATCAGTTATCTGATCATCACTGGGTCTGATAGTTTTTGTCTTTTTGGGTTTAGGTTCTGAGGTATCAAATGCCTTTTCTAAACCACCGAAATTGTTATCCATAGAAAGAAGTCATTTCGTTGAATCCGAAGTCATCATCACTATCTAATAGTTCTGTGTCAGCTGCGGATATAATATCTATAACTGAACCACTCGCATGAGCAGACTGTGTAGTAGCATTTTGACCACGCATTACAGTGATAGTCACACCATCAGGTTTGGTCTTAACCTTCATAACTTCATTGTTAATTTCAATGTAGTCATTAATGTTGAATACAGTTGAGTCTACAACTGGTAATGTAGCTACCTTATTGTTAACTTGTGCTGTAATTGTTAGTCCTGCTCCGTCGCTGTCCTTATCGCGTAAAGCAGTAGGCTCTACTTGATAAGTAGAACGACGTACTGGAACTTTTGGAGTACCAGTATCCATATGAACCTTTGCTTTTTTGATAGGTTTCTGTGTGGATGTAGGTCCGAAGATGTATGCCTTCATAGTAAATGTGGCATCAATCGTAGTTAGTTTACGTTGATCGAAGTTACCTTCGTACTCATCAGAGTATGCTAAACTATTCAATACTATTGGTATATCACGATACTCATTAACATCATCTATAATTTTGATAGTGACATTGTATGAGGGTTGGAAGATAGGTAACATCTGTTCTGTTATCTCCAACGCTTCATCGTTTGTCTTTGATAGTATAGACAAACTAAAGTCTAGATTATATGGTACGGGTGTGTATATCTTTCTTACATTCTTACCATCTTTCAGGTAGTCAGTCGTGATAGGACTTAACTTTCTAGAACTATCGTATGATATACCTGACAGTTCAAACGATATCCTAGGTAGAGTGATAGCAACCTTTTTGTTTAATTCTGGTTGTCCCTCTATCCTAGCTAAAAACTTTTGTTTAGGACCATAAGCAAGGGGAACCTTCATCTTCTGATAGGTTGTAGTTCCTGTCTCTTTCCTAACTTCTATTCCGTTGAATAAAGTACCGAAAGCAATAACGCACTTACGTATGACCTTATTATATGTGTAATTACCTAACATGTTATGTTCCTATACCAAATGGATTGCCCTCACTGAAGTCAACAATATCATCAGCGAAAGTCTCAAACGTCACAGACTCAGAGTATTTAGTATCCGTTGTTGCCATTGCGTCATAACTATGTATCGTTATTGTCGCACCGCTTGTATTACCAACCAGTAGTTCTCCAATCTTGAAGTCTTCTGTTGGTGATTTTAACTTCAACCAACCGTCTGCTTTATTCCAGTCTGCTATAACAGCAGTGCCACCAGTGGTTCCTCCAGTTAAGGATTCTCCATCAATGAAGTTACCAGTTAAGCCAGCTGGAACACCCTCTATTGTAAACCCAGCAGTAGTATATCCACTTCCACCACTGTCTATTACTATCCTTTCAACCGAGTCATACCCTGACCCTTCATTGGTAATCTCAACTTTAGTGAGTGTACCATTCGAGTCAAAAGTCGGAACGACCACAGGTTTGGAGCCTGCAGTATTAGGATCAGTGAAATCAATACTAGATCGAGATACATCATATCCCGCACCTCCATTTAAAATTGTAAGACCAACCATCTTACCGTTCTTCACGGTAGGATCTAAGACAGCAGGGGTTATAGGAATAGATCCACCCACGTTGACAACTATCATTTCAGCATGTGCTGTTGCTCCTGTACCATCACCTGTAACAGTGACAGTAGGAGTGAAGTTGTACTTACTACCATTAGTAGTGACGATAGATTGCGATACCACATCTCCATCTAAAAGAGGAGTCGCAGCAGCAGATTCACCAGGATTAACAAGGTAGTAGTATTGTACAGTGTAACCTGTATCTACCATCTCGTCGTCGCCAGCAAAGAACTCTCCACCTTCGTCGCTGTACTCGAAGAGTTCTGCCTTTAATTTATATGTATAGTTCTTACCTAACTGGTAGAATGGTTCCTCATGCTCTACAAATTTTATCTCAAAATAGTTTGATGATAATGGGAAGTATATCAAATCTCCTTCTGATGGTCTTTCTCCTAACTCTATATCCTGATCTAACAATAGGAACTGAGATATAAGATCACTAAATCTCTGCTGTGATATAACCATAGTTATCTCATCAGTCTGTCTGATACCAAACTTAGTCAATAGATCTCCACCACCTTGGAAACCATCAAAGTTTTCTAGGTATGCTTCTATAATATATGAGTCATCGAACTGTGATACAACTTCTTCATTGAAGACATTATCTTTTGCTATCATCTGTCTAGGAATGTATAACACATCCATACCAAACATCTTGATATACTCTTCAACAAGGTTCTGCTGAAGGAACTGCTCGTTACGAGTACCGTGTGTAAAGAATACGTTTCTTGCCATTATCCAATCATATCGTAAGGAGGTATTTCATAAGTAGTGAGCATTTGTTCTTCGATCTTATCTAACTCATTCTGTGCCTGTTGGTATATCTCATCACCATTCATAGTGATGCCACCAGGTAACTGAGCACCCTTGAACTTACTGAGGTTCTGACCCCACTGCCTCTTAATGAGTTGTGTGACATATCTCTTGACGAAGATGTCATCATACAGTGTGGTAAATGATGATGGATCTAATGCTCTGTAAGCATCAAATACTATAAAGTCTCCATCATTTACATCAGTCTTGAAGTCAAGATCCATGTATAACCTGTCCCCTCTTGTTTGGAATCTTATCTGTTTCTGTCCTTCTAGTAGGAAGTATATATCTTCTAATCTTCTGTTTACCATTTCATATGTAAGAATCTCAGTTTGAGTTAGATCCCAGAGATCATTTAATCTCCACTGGTATCTTACGTCAAACAAGTTAGTAGTATTCTTAGATGTAAAATCAAATATCTTAATGACTGAGGTGACATGCTCAGGCATAGTAATAAAGTTATTCTGCTCAAGGAAGTTTGCTTGTCTAGCACCCACCTGTGTCACTGTGGTAGTGGTGTCAGTAGTCATCAAGTCTATAGTTGCTTGATCAAACTCATACTTTAGGAACGTTCTGATATATCCATCACTAGCTCTTTCATTAAAGAACTGCATAGTATCATCTATGAGATCATCTATCTGATCATCATCGACGTTTATTTCTAGGACGGGTGCCCCTAATTTTCTTAGAGCATACTCTGCTAAAGTTGCTCTACTACTTGGTTTTGCCATTAGACTGTATCGACGTTAAATCTCACCCTTACATAGTATGTAGTTGTAGGTAACAGTGTAACGTCACCTGGTAGGGTATAAGATTGTAAGTTAGTTGAGTTTCCTAAAGATTGATGTTCAATGTTTTGGAATGTTTCTGCTGCTGAGAACTGCCAGTCAGTAGAGTTATGTCCATATCCTGCTTTGATCTCAGGAGTTAGAACATTAATTGTAGGATTAAATGCGGGTGTGATTGTCTGTATTTCTGGTTGATCTACTACAGGAGTTGAGAATGATACGGGAGTAGAATAATTACTTATCAATCCTGCGTTATCTTTAAACCTTACCTGAACTGAGTAGGTTAACTGGAAGTCAAGAGTACCAGCTGGTACAGTAAACACTGTCAAGTTAGTAGTATCACCACCTGATAGATCAGGAATTGTGATAGTAGAAGTATCATATACAGTCACGTTATCTACTGTTCTCTTAATTAACCAGTAAGATGCTGCGTGTTGTGATCCTGCATACTGAGATACAAATGCTCCAGATGTAAATACAGGTTGTCTATTAAATGTCAAGTTAGTTGTGGAATCTACATTGACAGTCATTGAAGCAGCTGCTTCTACAAACTCAGACTCATTAACAGTTAGTGTAGCAGAAGATGATGTGACTGATATAGCATTAGTGTTAGACAATACACAACGATACTCATGATTAACTGTTGGGAATGCTTGAGCTCCAGTAGTATATGAAGCAGCAGTAGCACCGACTAGGTTAGACCAGTTCCCTCCACTATCTGTTGACCTCTGCCACTGATAGTTTATAGATCCACTGGTAATAGCAGCAGTGATACTATATGTTGCTGTCTGTCCTTCAATAATTGTCTGTGCCTGTGGTTGCCCAGAGATAGTAATAACTCTAAGAACTGTCTGTACAGCATAAGTTGTCTCTAAAGTATTTTGAGCACCTTCTAGAGTTAATGTACACTTGAATCTGTCATCATTGTCATCAGCAAATACTAGAGCTGGAGTAGTGTAGGTAGCATTAGTAGCACCTGGTATAGTGTTGTAGTCTACACTGTTATCTGATTTACTCCACTGGAATGTATGTGTACCACTAGATGTTGTACCACCTGCTGTATAAGAAGATGTGCCTCCCTCATTACCTGTTGCGTTAACTGGTTGTACAGATACTTGATGAGTTCTGTATACGGTTAAGAGAGCAGCATCAGTTGTCGCATCTGAAGTAGATCCAACTGCTGATAACACACAACGATATCTAGAATTATGATTAGCATATGTTAATGTGCCTGTGGCATAGGTAGGACTTGTAGCACCAGATATGTCAGTATATGGGTCAGTAGTTGTGTAACTATTACCCTGACCTGTATGGTAGTGACACCAATAGTAAAGAGTTGTGGGTGCGTTTGGTTGTACTATCATCTCTATTGTTCTGATAGTAGCAGCACCGAATCCACTGACATACTCTGCCATAGTTCTTGTGACACCATCTAACTTATAGGTAATACCCATCATATAGTGTCCGTGACCATTATGATCACCATCTGAACCTGTACTGAACATCAATGGATGTTCTTGAGTATTGTAGTTAGCATTAGATGAATCAGACTGATCAAAGATATATGTTTCTCCTCTTTCAAATTCAACACCAGATGGTTTTTCTACACCATCGAAGTAGAATACACCTGTTGCTTGACCACCAACTGTATCTGCTCCGACTGTGACAGTGACATTTTTACCACCGTCTTTCCTCTGCCACTGGTATGTGACTGAAGGTGCATGGTCAGAATATATTGAGTTGTATAGCTCTGGATCAGCAGCGGTTTGTTCTGTCGCACTGTTTCCACCAGCTGAAGGTGTGACCCAGTTACCAACTCCAAAGGAAGAGTTAAGTAGGGAAGTAATTTCTTGGTTCTGTACTGAACCTACTGCTGTAAATGTAGCAACTTCTCCTTCGTTCTTAGTTGCGTCATTAGGATTAGCAACCACAGATACAGTAACGGTTTCTACTTGTAAGGTAGCAGCGTTAGAGAATACGTTTGAAGCACCAGCTGCTGATAGTAAACAACGATACTGATACTCATCATATTGATTTGATAATGTAGGTGTTGTATATGAAGCACTTGTTGCTCCTCCCAAACTTGACCAGTCTGCTCCATCGTTCAATGATACCTGCCATAGGTAATTGATATCAGAGTTGTCTCCGTCAGATAGAGAACCAGCAACTGTAAATGTTCTAGTGCCACCAACAGATCCTGTGTCATTTTGTGGGTGTGTATCTACTGTTATATTTCTCGTAACTCCTAGCAAAGCACTATTTGATACTACTTCTGATGCACCAGTTGCGTTGACTCTACATCTAAAGTAGTCACCGTTATCAGCATTAAATGATGCAGGAGGTACACCACCACTATCATATGTGGTAGCAGTAGTTGTATATGATGAACTTGTAGCACCTGGTATTTGATGCCATACTGCGTTGTCTTCTGATTTATCCCAAGCATATGAGATTGTAGCATTATCAGCAGTAGCAGCAGTTATATTAAATGTAGCAGCAGCTGGTGATACTATAGTCGCCCCACCTGGTTGTGCCGATATGGTCACGACTCTAGTTAGAGTCAATGTAGCAGAGTTACTTGTTGTATCAGATGCTGCTGTATTAGAACTACAAACGCATCGGTATTGCCATCCGTTGTATGAGTAGTCATCATCTACAGTAAGTGTATCTGTTGTCTCTCCACTATGTCCCGCTAGACTACTAATGCTTACGTATGCACCCCCTGTACTGTACTGCCACTGGTAGTTGATAGTACTACTATCAGATATACTTGCGTTAATAGGACCGAACGTTGCGTTGGTTCCTGCTCCCGCTTCTATCGTCACATCAGATGGTTGATCTCCAATCGTAATAAGAACACCCGTACCAATAGTGAGGAAATGATAGTTGCGTGACTCACCAGAACTGTCCTCTGTGACTGTGATATTAAAGAATGTATCTTGATAAGATGAAGTGACTGTACCAGATAAAACACCACTTGTTGTATTAAATGTTAATCCTGTACCTGATATGCTATCACCAGAAAGAGTATATGCCTCTCCTGAGTTAAATGTTTCATTAGCATAGCTCTTAAATTCGTCAACACCTATGTCTAAACTTGGAGTGCTATTGTGAGCAAATCCATCACCACCTATTTTACCTGTGGTTACTTGATTACCTGTACCATTTCCTTGTGTGGTCTTGATATAGAATGGATGACTAGATCCTGCTGTAGTGTCGAATACTAGAATGTCACCTATAGTAGAACTGATGCTTACATCATCACCACTTTCTCCTGCTGAGCTGTTTGCCTGTACAGTGATAGTACCGTACATATCATTGTGAGCAGTACACTGATAGTAGTATGTGCCAGGTGTTACGCCAGTTGTGATCCACTTGACAGTGCCAGATGCGGATGCTCCACCACCTGTATATGTACCTTCTGTTACCTGATTAGATCCACCAGTTCCCTGTACAGTCTTGAAAACAGTTGGGTGACTGCTACCCGCATTCATATTAAAGTTTATTGTATCACCAACCTGTACAGTGATAGCAGGGTCATTACCACTAACCGAACCAGATCTATCACTACCAGCTACTTGATAGTTTGAACTATTTTGAGCAGTAACAGCAAAGTTATATGTGTTGACTACAGGAGTTACTCCCTGTTCGTCTAAAGTATAGTGACTACTATTAGCAGCAGTTACATTCCAATATCTCTTGGCACTGCCACCTGATCCAGATAGCGTAATGGTACCATACATGTCATTGTGAGCACTACATTGATAGTAATATGTACCAGCTGCGACTCCAGTTGTGTTCCAATATATTCTTCCATTAGTGACCCCTTGTCCTCCTGACGAACTTAAACTACCATTATAGTTCCATGTGATAGTCTTAGAAATATATCTAGTAAAGAGTCCTCTGACCTTACTGATTATAGATGATGTCTGACTGTAATCAAAGTCAACACCTGTGTCTACAGGTATCTGATTGATGGTACGACCTGTGTGTCCTGCTTCTTCTGAGTCTAACTCAGCATATAATGTGACATTACCAAATGAAGGTCCGTCAGTTCCCTCATGTGTATCAGATATAATACAACCATAGTTATTACTTCCACCCGCTTTCTCGTTGCTAGTACCACTGTTGACTACAGTGATTTCAATATAATTATTAGCAGCATTCTGTCCTGTGATACCATACCATGTCTGAGACTCTTCTTTAATATTAATACCACCCACTGATAGTGAGCTTGCTCCTACTCTAAACTGTAACTTCTTACCAATCTTATTCAGGAAGGCAGATGAGTCTGCTGAATTGTAGTAGATCTGTATTATATTACTACCTGAACTGACTGAGAATGGATCTGTATCTAGTTTATATTCAATCGCTGTGTTAGTAGGATATGCAGTTGTACTAACAGCAGCATAGTTACCAGCATTACCTGATCCTCTAATCCAGTTCTTACATAACACTGGTAGTGTGCCTGTACTATGTGTATAACTATTGTCTGCTATAAACTGACATACCACACCAGCTGTAATAGGACCTGAGAACGATGTACCACCTATGTTACCGTAGTTTGATACTGATGTATAAGGAGTATTGGTAGTCCAGTTATAGTTTGGTACTGTTATGTGTTGACCTGGTGCTGTAACTGTTACACCTGAACCATAGTTAGAGAAGTCTGCCCATCTGTCATTATAGTCTGTAGCACCTACAGAGATAGTCGCGATATTTGTATCAACTGTGTTAACATCTCCGTCTGGATAACCTGCTGATCTAGTTCCTGCTTGGAATCTACCTTGTAGAGGTCCTAAGAAACTATCACTAGCATCTTTAAATCCGTTACCCGCTGATCTAACGAGTACAATATTAGCATCTACTACTGCCTTTTCTGTTTCATCATAGAGTTCAATGTCAAATCCTGCGTCAGTACCTGCTTCGTTTAACTCAACGTATGGTACAGAGCCACTGGGTTGTGTAGCACCAAAGGATGAGTTTATAACAGCTGGACGGGTATTCCCTTTGTAGTTACCATTACTACTATCATTATGATTGATGACTGCCTGATAAGCAGCCATTATAGTTGATAGAGATCCACTACCAGCTGAACTAAAACACTTCAGAGCATAGAATTTTGTTTGGTTTGCGACACCACATTTAATACCACCTGTTAATACAGCACAGTATGTACCATGTCCGTTGTCATCTTCATTACTGTTAGCCACACCACCGACAGTATATCCTGAACTGTAACCTGGTACCTCATATACTCTGTATGCCTGTTGCTCTGATAAACCATTGAGGTCAGCGTTATTACTTGTATCAAATAGTTCTGGATGTAATCCTACGTTCGTTCCAGTCGGTCTCGAAGCTCCTCTAATTCCAGTATCAAGTACATATACGTCAACACCGTCAGCTTCTTGCGTAGTGTTATAGACTCCATTTAAAAAACTCCTACTTTGTTTTGATATACGATCTAGATGCCAGAAGTCGTGTATACAAATGGCACCATAACGTAATGGACTATCATCATAAGCACCGTAGTTGGCGTTAGACACGTTGTACCAGTACAGTACAGATGCTGTTACACTATCTACTGTGATACGAGTATAAGCACCAGATGATCCTGGTGTACCCGCAGTTGTTATATTATATGTGTATTGAGTACCTCCTCCATATGTACCGTCAGGTGTCAAGGAGAACGCTAGTCTATGACCCGTATTGGATGTATCACTTTGGTCAAAAGTATACGTACCACCTTGTGCGAAACCACTATAGGTTGCGATACGACTGTATACACCACCTTGTGTGGATGATAACTGAAATCTTAAATTACCACCATAGTTTGCTACCTTAACATATATTGTTCCACCACCACTTGATGATATAATTCTTGTATTTCTTGTTCCTTCTATCTCGCTTGTATTATCTTCTATTGTATCTGTGCTGAATTCTGCTACTGCTACATTCCCACTCTCTACTGGGTCTATTTGATACTCTTTATCGTAAGTAGCACCTGTTACATAAGCCAAAGATCTTATTCCATCAATCGAGGATTGATCCTCTGAAGGTGCTGTAAACTGGATAGTTTTAAATGAAGGGAAAGATCGAACAAACTCTAAATAACTATGCTGACCCATTATTAGTGCTTGAGCACCATCAAGAGTCATAGAATCTGCTACCTTTACTAAAAGGGTTGCCATTGAATATTAGTCAGTATTATCCTCTTTTGTATTTATAGAACTCATGGCTGGACTTAGAGACAGAGAAGCACCGACAGGTGAATATAGACTCAGAGAACACCTCTGGAGTAAAACCCTTACACCTTTTGATGGTACCTCAGAGAGTATTCCCTACGATGTTGGTGATAAGTATGATGATAGACCTGTAGTTGCTATAGGTATGACAAAAAACATCTACGGTAAAAGATATTATCTCATTGTTGAAGGAGATAAGACCCATGCCCGTAGACGTTTAGAGTTTGATGAGAAGCATGACTTGATATCAAGTAAGTTCCTCAAGTTTATGGAATAATTATTTTGTTTTTACATCTGGTGCTTCCACAGCAACAGGTGCATCATCTTGATCCTTAGTAGCTAACCTAAGACCTTCTATTGCTCCTTGTAGACGCAGTAGTTGGTCTTCTCTAGTTTTTAGGGCATCTTTAATTTCTGCCACTTCTGCTTTTACCTTGCTCTGTTGCTCAGTAAAGTCTGTAATCATTTCGTCAATGGTCATGCTGTAGTTTCCTCATGTTGTATTCTTGTTTCCGCACCAATTACTTGGACACGAACGATATCAAGTGCTTCACAAGCACCTTCTAGACGCTGTACTCTTGTACGAGCTTCATTGATTTCAGTTAGATCAATCCTAGTCATAAGACTAGAGTTCTTTTCTAACTCATCTTCTTTTAGTTTAACTTCCTCTCTTGCTGCTACCAGTTGAGCAACGAAGTCTTCCCAGACTAGATCAAAAGTCCACTCTTTAGTTTCAGTGGGTGTCTCAGACATAATTGTTTACTTCATCTTGTATGTGTTGCTCTGCGAGAGCAAAGGGGGTGGCGAGATATGGACGTGTATCATACTTCAGATCTTTATGTTGACCATCAGCATAGACATACTGCATAAAGGCATTGATATGTTCTTTGCCTGTATACTTCTCTCTCCAATGTGGAATGTCTCCACTGTATATTACCACATCACCAGGTTCTAAGTCAATGGATAGAGTCTGACCCTCCCATAAGAAATTTAGATCCCATCGAGTATCCTTAGCAATAGCAAGGTTAGCTGCTAACTGCGAAGAACGTCTGTCAGTGTGTCTTTCCAACTCACTGCCTTCAATATATATGCGTCCATAAGAATAGGTAGATTCGACTCTAGTCTTAAGTATTTTCTCTATTTCTGGTTTCAAAGACAAGGACATTGCCTCGAAACAAATAGGTGAATACCAAGAGAAGCACCCACAAGCTTGTGGATCACGATACCCTTCACTACTACCCATAGCAAGCAACGCATCCCTCATCAATCTGAACTCGGTGTACAAGTGATCGACTACAGGAATAGGAACTGCTTCCTTCCAAACTTTAATTATTGGTTTGTATGTGGTAGTAACGTCTGTCATATAAGTCATTGTTTAATACCGTAGGAGCACAGGGTATACTGATTGATAACCTTGCTCCATCTGGTAATGCCTGATGATAAGCTCTGTTAGGTATATAGAGGAGATCGCCAGGTGTCAATACACCCTCCCAATCAATCTCTAGTATATCATAGTTTATTGGTTTGTCATTCCTTGTCTGTATGAGAGAGGTATGTTTGTTCTTATATACTTTCCAATGTGTCTTTCCTGATGCCTGTATAATAAAGTTAGAGAAGTTATCACAATGTATATTAAATGATGGGGAACCACCTCTTGAACCATATACATGTGCTCCTACATTGACATCTAGAGATCTCTCTATGTCCGCACAGAGATTTGATATCCTCTTATTGACTTTACTGTAACCTGTAATGATAAAAGATTTGTTGTCTTGTATATGACTGTATATTATGTTCTTATCCTGACAGTGTACTGGAGACCAATATGGTTTGTACATTGGTATATTCTTTTTATTCCCACCATCAGTTATTAATTCCCAGAAGACATCATCACGGTTTAGACATGACTCAACGTCTTTCCATGCTAAGTAAGCAGCGGGTTGATCTAAGAACTGTGGTACATGTACAGCACCATCATCTTGATGTAAATTACGCGACGCGAAGAAACGGCTTAACACTACCCTTCTGTCTCCTTTGTATTATATTAACTGTAATTGCTAACCTAGCGTCATGATGTTTAGGACACGAACTAGCATGATAGTGCTTACCATCAAAAACAAAAAGCTTGTTCTTTTCGGGATGGCATTGATACTTAACCGTATATAGTTTTGATTTTTCTTTTTCATTGAATACAACTGTAGGACCGTCTGAGTCATTGATATAATAAAGACAAGTAAAATGATCTACTGTCTCCGACTCAGGGAAATCAACATGTGGTTGATTGTGTAGGATATGTTCTTTTCTAAATGATGGGAAGTTTAATCCAACTCTGAGTCTAGAGAGATACCACTCTTTCCAATCAAGATCCATAGCCTCAATAATATAATGATATATGAATTGGAAGTCACCAAAGAAATGACTAGGTCCACTGTTCTCACAATATGGAGTGTGATGCATACCAGGTTGACTTGGTAGTCTATCTTTAACTTCTTTCCTTTCTTCTGGATTTGCTGTCACATCATCTAACCAGTACCATGGAAACTCATTAGATGTTACCTTATCATGTAACTCATTTGCTAAAGAGGTAGGTAAAAAGTTTTTAAATTCTTTCATCGTATATTGAATGATAATGATATTCTATCTTCGTCAGATAGATTCGCTTTCACGTGATGTTCCTGCCATGCAGGAAATATAAGTAGTCTGTTTTTCTTGGGTGGATAACACCACTCACAACTACTGTATCTAGTTGAGTTAGGTGCGACTGTTCCTAGAGAGTATCCATTTGGTCTAGTAAAACAAATGTCACCTGAGTTCTCAAGAGCAGACACATAGAACACAGCAGATAGTCTTGCTTCTGGATGTACATGAACTGTGTTGTAAGAATACTTTGGATTAATATTGATCCATAGATTTTCTATCCAACGATCACCCTCTGGTATACCTAGATCTTTTGCTATATGATGTGACTCTTTAACCGCAAACAATACAAGATCAGTCAATGGTGTATTACCAAACTCTCTATAGTCATTTGATTGCCACCCACCCATGTTAGATATCTTTCTACCAGAGTCTTCTTTCATTGTTGAGTAACACCAGTATTTGATACTCTCTACATCAAGGTCGAGGTCAAATCCCCAGATAGGTGTAGAAAATATTTCTTCTAGAAACATACTTCTTCTGCCTTAAACATACTTGCTAATGATTTGTATTTGAAACCAAAGCAATGAGACCATCTCCATTCTACACTATCTGAGACAAAAGGGCAATGAGGTATGTTAGCATTGTAGATAGTCATAGTTCCATACCTACATGGAGCAGCACCTATTTGTCTGAATCCCCAATGATAGGCTTGTTCTGGTGAGAGATTTTGGAAACCTTCAACGTGCTTTTTTCCATTTCCAATCCACTGAGTCCACTCTTTATACCTGTGGTGACGTGAATCGAGTTGGTAATCGTACCGTCCTTCACTAACCGTTCCTTTATACTTAAAGAGTCTTGTTTCTGTTTCTTTTTCTTCATGCTTAGATAACCATAAATTTCCTATCCATCCTTCATCGTAAGGGAAGTCTACATGTGGTATGTAAGAGTTTGTTAAAGGACGACACTCATCTTTATAATAGATGTTACCCCATTCTAACTGACGTTCATTAATCAAGTCTAGATCAGGTCCTTGATTGAAATGTTCTCTCAATACAAACTCTCTAACCATGTCACATATAGGTCCAGCAAACCATAGTGGTAAATGATGTACTTGAAAAGGATTATGATCTACATGATCATCGTCAATATTTTTATCTACTATAGGATAACATTTTGCCATCTCTTTGAATAGATCTAAACCACCTTCTTTGAATAGTTTAGTTACTATCCAATAGTGACTATGATATGTAAACTCCCACTCACTAACTGGTAGGAATATGAGATCTTCTTTCTCATACTGTCTTTTAGACATTGGTAATAATCCAAATTCACTCATAACCATAAAAATTAAATGACATAGCAATACGAGGACCTACAGTGCTAGGTTCTACTCTATGTCTTACCCATGAGGGAAAGATTATATACTCGTATTGGTTAGCTGGAAAATCAGTTGCTATAGTATGTATCCCCTTCATCATAGCATAAGGTTGGTTACGTAAGATGTAATCATTTGGATTACAAAATTTTATATTGCTAGATCCTTTTGGTTTTCTAAAATAATATACACATGATATCTGACAACTACCATGCCATCCATCTTGATGACTATGCTCTACTGTTGTATCACCTGCGAAGTGTTTGTTCGCCCATCCATCTCTACATTTTATATCTGCCATCTTCTTATATCCTAACGTATATACCCAGTATTCTTTCACAGCAAATGATAGAGGTTTCATCAACCATTTAAGTTCTTCTTTCTCATGTATCCTCATCTCATCAGGACCTGTAGATAGACCTGACTCACCATCAAACTCACCTAACTTTCTATCAAGAAAGATACGACTCAGCATAGTCTCAGTAGACGCTTCATCATACTCACTTGGTACTATTCTGCCCTTAACTACAGGGACAGAAAACAAAGGGATTGATTCATCCATTCCAATACTTCCTCAATATTTTTTGTGTCTTAAGTTGTCTCTGAGTTACATTGACATTCTCAGGAAACTCATTATACGCAGTGAATAAAAACTCCTGTTCAAGTTGAAAATCTTTATTGTCTGCTACATCAATAGAGACATCAAGGTCGTCTAACATCCTACGTGAAATAGGAACGAAACAACATAGAGGTGTTCCTGCTCTCACTACCTCATCTCCTTTTAGGACGTGCCAGAAGAGTTGGACATTGATTTCATAAGCAGTACGTGGATCGAGAATACCAGATATTGCTGAGAAGCGAGTTTCATTAACGAAAGGTACTTTTGTTTGGAGAAATAGGACATCATCGTCTGCCTGTACACGCCATGGTGAGTTGAGTTTAATAACTTGATCTACAGAACTATCCTTTGCCGAATCCATTAACCACTTCGATACATGTGTCTCATGTAGCACTACGTAATCTGATGATGGAGGACTGTAAGGAGTTGTAGTGAACAGTATTGTATGCCCATCTCCATTAGTGTGAACTTTAAAGTCAGCAGGAGCATAGAGAATATAACCTGTCCTCATAATAGAATTTATAGCAGGACAACGACCTATAGAATTAGGATGTTGATATGAACTTGTCTCTAATATCTTACCTACAGGACATCTACTTAATCTATCTCTATAATCATCTCTTTCTTCTTTAGTCCATGATCTATCGAGCTTGTCTGCCTTGGTGATAGGATGTAAAGTATGGGCAGCAGGTAGTAAACTAAAGAACCTTGCTTTTGGTTTCTTCTTTCTAAACATAGATTCTTTCTTTCAAATACTGATAGTGTGAAGGTTGCTTCTGTAAGTATTTTAGCACGTTTTTCCTGTAATGGAAATGCCTATCCTTTGCTTGGTTTAGGTATGCCATATCAAACTCTCTCTTTGCCATCTTATACTTGTAATCTGTTTTTGTCAACGGATGGTATCCTAAACCTGCTGCGATATATGGTAGACCACCTAGATCTTTAGGTGCGTTAGATATATTCCAACAGTGTATAAACTCTTGATATAACCTAGGAGAACGTACTACCTTATCGAACATCTCTTCGTATGACAACGGTGACCTGTTGCTGAAGTGTCTCCAATATGGAGTATCAATGCGAGGAGACAGATAATAGTGCATCTCTACAAACTCTTTCATTGCTTCTAGTTCATATGATACAGCATGGTTGTAACCATCTATGTCTATCTGTGTTACACGTCCATCTCTACGTTCAAATGTTTCTATAAGTCTGAGTATATTTTCATGTGTAGTGAATAGACCTGTAGATTCTAATGGTTCTAAGAATCCATATGATAGACCTATACCTATCACATTCTGACACCATCCTAGTCTTCTCTTACCATGCTTAAATTTTATATGTTCTACATCACGAGCACCTGTGTGCTTTCTAAATGCTGCCTCTGCTATACCTGGCAAACAGAAGTCACTAGAATAAACATATCCCTTTCCTATACTATTCCATAGAGGTATAGTCCAACACCATCCATTATCAAGAGCATAACCATCTGTCTGGTTCTTCATCTCTTTCTCTCTATCGGTGTAGTTTATATGTGAGACTACAGCAGAATCATTTGGGAGATTAGGGAACTGTATAAATTCTTGCCCCATAGCACTTTCCAATAGGACAGACTTAAACCCACTACAATCTATGTAAAAATCTGCCTTGTATTCATTACCTTCATCATCTACAAGTGCTGTGACATTACAATCGTTATCAAATTTTTGTGTTATAATTCTCGCTTTAATATGCTCTACGTTCTGACAGAGGTTATCTCTCAACCACCCACCAAACAATGTAGCATCGAAATGATATGAGGTATCCCACTTCTTATTAAAATTACGTATATAATCATTGTTATCTACAATTTTATTAGTGCTTGCTAAGTAACTAATAGGATTATAGAACTCACAATATGTGTGATCGGGAAACAACTGTGGCCATGTATAATGTAGATAATACCACGTTAGAAAATCACCATTACTATAGTCCATATCCCCAAAAGGATATTGGAATACATCAGTACTATCTCCATTTTTCCAGTTAGAAAATTGTATGGATAGTTTGTATGTGGCATTACATTCCTTCATCCAATCAGTATCTTTTATCTCTAGAACTTCTAGATAACGATTGAAATGACCAAGAGTCGACTCACCTACACTTAGAGGTTTGGTGTTTGGATCCTCTATCAGACTGATTTTATAATGTGGAAAAACTTTAGAGAAAGCAGCAGCAGTCATCCATCCAGATGAACCACCACCAACTATACAAATTTTAACCATGCTCATAGTAAGGATTATGTATGCCCGCTACATCTTCGTAATAGAATTCTTCTGGTGTAGGGAACTGATCAATGAGTTTTTCTATATTCTCTTCTAACTCATATCCAGAGTTTAGCACTTTAAATGATGAGATGTCAATGTTTCTTCTCTTATCCATATAATCTACTGTCCATGGTGTAGTAGGAGCATGCATGTGTCCCGCACAGATATAAGCATTACCAGCTAAGTTACCGAATTGAAATTTTGCTATGTCATCCATCAACAGTGGGAAGTCATCCAGTGGATATCCACCATGATTACCTCTCTCATCTTCTGCCTGATCGTCCATGTAATTGATGTTCTCTGAGATATGCTTCCAATACTTACTATCATCTTTTGTAGTCATCATGAAATGATTACCAACAAAGTGAGCAAACTGCCCCATATGTTTACGACATCTACGATTGAATTGTGCTCTGATAAGAGTATTGATCTTACCATCATGCATTGATAAAGCATCTGCTAGGAAGATAGCAAAGTTATGTACAGATAATAAACCATTAGATTCTAGTGGTTCAATAAATCCTGCTGAGAGTCCCACACCTACAACGTTCTTAGTCCAGACTTTCTTGGCTATACCATTCCTCCACTCTATTAAACGTGGTTCAGATAGTAATGGTCTATCACCTAAGAACTCTTTGAACTCTTCTAAAGCATCTTCCTCTGATATAAACTTATCACAGAAATTATATCCTGTACCTATTCTAGTGCTCAATGGAGCATGCCATACCCAACCATTGTCTAGTGCTGTACACACTGTATGGTTAGTCATCTCTGTTGACTTATCTGTATATCCTGTCTTAACTGCCCATGCTTTGTTGTTGATAAGGAAGGGGAAATCATCCCACTCTATACCCATCATACCTCCTAGTATGGCAGACTTAAATCCAGTACAGTCAATAAACATGTCAGCAAGGTAGATGTCTTTCTCACCCACAATACTTGCTATATTACCATCAGTATCTTTGATACAATCTTTGATAGTGTCAACTTCATGTTTCACACCACGTGGTAAACAATACTCTCTCCTAAGATAGTTCGCAAACTTGATAGCATCTAAGTGATACCCAGTATTTTTATATCCTGTGAATGATTTAAAGTCTTCTGTTACTACTTTATTGTCTCTTATAATTTTCCAATATGGTGTCATCCATTCAGCAAATGACATCTCTGGGTTACCATTAGTTGCTCTATAATGGAAGAACCATTCTAAGATATCACAATTACTATTAGCGGGAGCAGCACCATCATTGAAAGGATAATGGAAATCTCCATACTCACTAAAGTTTTTAAATAGAACACTGTACTTATATGTTGCTTCACACTCATCCATCCATTGATCTGGTAGGTTGAGTTCTAGTGTCCAATCACGAAAAAATTGAGTGGTTGATTCACCTACACCTATGGTAGGGATATCATCCGACTCAATCAGAGTAATCTTCTTATGTGGTAATGCGTTAATCAGAGTAGCAGCGGTCATCCATCCTGCGGTACCGCCACCGACTATACAAATTGATTCAATTTTCATAATGTAGGAGTTTTTTTATCCAGTGTATACAGGTAGTCCAGTTGTAGGATCAGGTCCCCAACCAGTCTCGTATGATGTTGGGTTCTTAAAGGTAGTAATTTTCTGTCTCTTAGCAGCGGGAAGACCATTCCATGAAGGTGCTTCTTCACTACCCATTTCAAATTCTTTCTTACCTGCGTAGAATGTAGCATCTGCGTCGGCAGTGGTTTGATTCACAATACTTGATTTGACTGAGGCTACATGATCTTTCCATGTAGTCGTACCATTAACTTGATCATGATACATCATATCAAGTTGATCCTCAACAGGACCATACTCAACTTTTCTCTTCATCTGTTGGTTTCTTTCCAGTCTGTTCGCACTGTCAAAAAACTCTCCATTACAAAGTACCCATAGGTTTGTGACTGAATCGTCGTCACACGTTACCCATTTGATAGGAGCATCATCTCCTTGATATACCTCGAACTCTTCACCAGGCTCTACCACATCGGTGATGAATCCACGATAGTCTACTAAACAACTTTTAGCCATGTTTCTTTTGAATCCGTAATTCTATTTAGACAATTCCTAACGGAACTCCATAACAATAACCGCACCACCCATGCCATTAGCACCCTGATAGGATCCTTGATAGCCTGATGTACCGCCCGCACCCCTAGGTGCTTTCAACTGATTGGATCTGGTTCCTTGGTTCCAGTTACCGTGGCAACTGAGAGTTCCACTTCCGAAGAATCCTCCACCACCAAATCCCATATAGTTCATGTGACCTGTGCCACCGCCCCCATATATGTTAAGGTTACCACCTGATCCTAAACCACCTAATCCACCACAGTGTTGGTAAGTTTGGTTCGCACCAAGTCCACCACTAGCAGATACGTAGTTACCGAATGAGGAGGTTCCTCCCCCGCCACCATTTCCAGAGTAGTAAGTACCACTTCCAGAACCGCTTCCTACTGTACAGTATACACTAGATATACCTCGAACGTCAATGACCTCTTCAGCATATCCACCCGCAGCACCTGATTCAGAGTGACCTGAACCACCGCCACCGCCACCTATAACACGTACAATGATACGGTTGATACCATTTGGTCTAGTCCATGTACCACTACTAAAGAAGTTAGTTATACTTACAGGACCTATGTTTTCAAAAGTTGCTTGTGTATTATCACTGATAAGATATTTACCCTGATTACCTTCTGGGTCAGGAGGTATACTATTTTCATTCAGTATCGTACCACCCAAGGATAAGTTATATCCACTGGGTATTAAGATTGTTTGTCCCGACGCTGCGTCGAGTTCATTTGCGTAAACGTTTGACATAATTACCTAAAGTTCCAGACACATATGATTCCTGCCATACCACGAGCACCTCTTCGTTCTCCATGGTAGCCAGGTGACCCACCACTTCCTACAGCAGCTCTGTATTGATGATTGTAAGCATAGTGTCCACCACGAGGATAACCAGTAGCACCAGCTCCTCCAAAGAATGAACCACCGCCAGGATAACCAGACCAATATTCGTGACCTGATCCTCCACCACCATATAGATTTAGTTGACCACCAGATCCTACGCCAGGTAATCCACCACAGTGTTGATACTGTCGGTTAGCACCTTGTCCACCAGAGGCAGATAGGTAGTTACCGAATGATGTAGAACCACCATTGGCAGCACCACCAGAGTAGTATGTACCACCCCATGAACCTGGTTGACCTATTGTGATACTAACAGAACTTATACCTGTTACATCAATAATTTCTTCAGAATATCCTCCTGCTCCACCTGCTTCTCCAACACCTGATCCTGCTCCACCCGCAGCACAGATTCTAACAAGAATCTTTCTTACTCCAGATGGTTTGCTCCATGTGCTATTAGATGTATATACATCCATTTGTACAGCACCATGATCTTCCCAGTTACGAGATGAACCATTACTAATAAGTAACTTACCATTCTGTCCACTAGGAGATGGCATAACACTACTAGCATCTAGGTTTTTACTTCCTAGTCTAAGTGTATATCCACTTTGAATTGTTACGTTAACCCCAGATTGAGGTCTTAGTTCATTTACCTTTAGTATACTCATTATTTAAACTCCCAAATTACACAGATACCATGCATACCTTCAGGTCCTAGGTAGGATGAGAACCATCCATTAGCACCACCCGAACCTGGTGCACTACGTCGCATATGGTTGCGAGAGTAGTCTCCACCACGGGGATGACCTCTTGCAGCACAACCACCAAAGAATGAATATCCTCCTGCTCCATTAACTTGTCCATGTGCAGATCCACCCCCACCGTACATGTTAACATCTCCACCAGCTCCAATTCCACCAATTCCACCTGCGTGTTGATAACTTTGGTTGGCACCATCGCCACCAGTGGCTGACATGAAAGATCCAAACGAGCTAGAAGAACCTGGACCCGATCTACCAGAATAGTAAGTTCCTGTACCGCCTGTTCCAATGACAACAGAGACTGAAGTGACTCCTGATACATTTATTATTTTCTCCGAAAAACCTGCAGCACCACCTGATTCACAGTGACCTGATCCTCCACCACCGCCTCCTACAAGACGAACCATAACCTGATTGATACCAGTTGATTTTGTGTAAGTACCAGATGTCGAAAATACTTGCATATTACTGGCACCGAAAGTGTCATATATTATGGAAGTACCATCACTTGTAACTGCTTTATTACTTTGCCCTGATGCTGAAGGTAGGACAGAGTTCTCACTAATAGTCTTCCCTCCCAATGACAACTTTGTTGTCGCAGGGACTGTAATAACTGATCCTGAATATGATCGCAGATTGTTTACTAAAAGTCTAGACATGTTTTAAAGAATTACCCAACTACCGCCTGATGCGATTTGAATTGTATACCCACTGGCAACGGTTAGAGGACCATTGGAACTACAAGCATCACCATTATTTATAGTGATATTTTCAGAGAGACTTTGACGGTTTCTCTTAATGATACCGTAAGTATCAATCCACTGCTTGTCTCCATTAGCACGAAGTACAACTGATCTCTGACCACTTGAGAGTCCAACAGAATCACTGTCAATATTTAGACCATTGTCTCCAGAAACTTGTACCCTGTAAGAGGTCTGAGTGTTGTTACCACTTGGTTCGTGGAAGTGCCACTGACCACCATCACTAACAGAAGTGATAGAGTAATCACCATCGTTTCTAAAGAAGAACTGGTCTCCAGTCTTAAAGTATGTATGTGAGTTGTTAGAGAAGAAGAATCTTTGCTGACCACCATTGTCAGATAACCATGTGTTAACAACGTTTGATAAGTATGGTAGGTTTGTAGCAGAGTATCCATCAAGTAGATCAGCGTTTAAGTTAGTACATACAGTTGTTGAATCGGTAACAAATGGTGCTGTACCAGTAGCTACTCTAGACTGTATCTGACCGAAGAAGTGTACAGTAGAATCGTTACAACGATACTTCATAACACGAGTATCAGTTCCTGCGTTTCTTCTGTAGAATGTTACATCATCTCCTTGCTCAGAGTTGAACGCACCAGGTGAGTTATCACCATTGTACGCCACACCACCACCATAGGAAGATGATTGTCCAAGGTATATGTAACCTGTACCTTGGTTAGAACCGTATGCTTCAAAACCTGCTTGGTTACTGTCTCCAGCTAATGCTCTAACATATGTGTTAGCAGCTCTACTTGTTGATCCAAAGATGGCATCTCCAGAAGACTCTAGTGATACAGCTGGATCGCTATCACCAATACCTAAACGTCCGTTACGGAAGAATACGTTATTGTATGATAAGTATGTGCCATTGTAACCGAAGTCATTAGTGTCATTACCAAATCTAATGTAACCAGTATTACTGTTGTTTTTACCTCTAAGAGATAATGAGTTAGTGGTTGCCTTACCTAAATTAATACCATTGCCATCAGCAAGTGAAAGGATGGATGTACCAGTGTTAGAGAATATACCTTGATCAGAATATATGTCCTGTACATTGACATCACCAGATGATGTTCTACGTACGAGTGTGTTACCTACGTTAGCAGAGTTCTGTGTATAACCATCAACATAGTGAGCATCTAACTGTGAGTTAACACCATCGTTACCCGCATGCCATACTGTGTTGCTGTTAATAGTAACGCTACTGGACTTGATGTCCATGAGTCCGTTACCGTTAGATGAGTTACCACCAGAGAACTCGAATCTTACATCGTAGTCATTTGATAGTCCACCAGATCTTACATCAAAGTATGGTGTAGCAACGATTCCTGCTCTACCCATTTCAAACAGAGCACCCTCAGCAGTATTGCTTAGAGCGAATACTTGTGAAGCACCTGTTGTAAGTAGGTTAGATGAAGTAACAGTCCACTTAGAGCCAGGGTTAGGACCGAAGACTCTGATGTCCTTGTTACCATAAGCACCAACGAAGGTGATAGAACCAGTAACAACTGTATACTTAGCGTCTACAGTAGTATCATCAGTCTCTGTAATACCGCCTGGATCAATAGTAATTGTACCGATGTTATTTACAGCAGCATCATCAGCATATAGAGTGTATGTACCACCCGCTGATAAGTTACCCGCAGGGTTTGTGCCAGTAGCACAGAAGAAGTTAGGAACGTATAATTGATATTTCTCTCCAGATGATACAACATAGAAGTTATCAGCGACAAACTTGTCTCTACCTAATAGAGATGGAAGTGCAGGATCGCCAAGAACACCTACTGTTCTCTGGTCATGAATGTTATAACCTTGCTGATACCATAGACCTTGCTGATTATCTAAGAAGTCAGCGTTAGGACCTGGTAATGTACCACGACGAGGTTCGTTAACATCAGGAGGACCATCATTTTCTGAGTGCCAGATCTTCGCCCAGTTACCATATACAGTACCGAGGTCACTGTTACCACGTAAGTAGATGTTATCTGTAGCAGAGAATGCTAATTGAGCAACAGAGTTACCAGTAGCAGTTCTTCTGAATGTTGCGACTCCGTTTCTATCACCACCCGCATCAGATGGGATACCGTTAACGTTGTTAGATCTAAGTGCTAACTGCATACCAACGTTAGCTGCTGATACTAGGTTAGCGTTAGCAGATGATGGAGCAGTTGTCTCAGCGAATAGTACGTTAGCAAAGTCAGCAGTA